GGCAGAGTAACCTGATTATCAGAAATCATATTAGCAATCTGATTGATTGAATAGTTTACACCACAACCAATATTATATATCTGACCATAAGCATCCTCATCAGGATTTGATATTGCTGCCATTATATTTGCATTACAAACATCACTGACATGTACAAAGTCCCTACGTTGTTCTCCATCACCACAAATAGTAAGTGGTTCACCTGCTGCAAGTTGTCTTAAAAATATACCAACCACTGGTACATATTGTCCTCTTAATGGTTGTCTCTCACCATATACATTAAAGTATCTGAAGATGACAGTAGGAAGATCAAAGAGTTCAGTATACATCTTACATAGATTTTCTCCTGCAACTTTAGAGACTGAGTATGGATTCAAACAGTCATTAGGTTGTGTTTCTACATTAGGTGATTCATTGGCAAGACCATATGCAGAAGACGTAGAAGAATACATTACTTTTTTGACACCTGCTTCACGAGCACACTGAAGAACAGTTGCTGTACCTAGAGCATTGATTCTAACTGCATTAAGGGGATTTTCAACAGCGGGTTGTATACGTGCTTCTGCTGCAATGTGAAACACATAATCTACATCATGATAAAAAATTCTAGTACGTTGATAACTACAAATATCTTGTTTTACATAATGTGCTTTGTCATTATAGTAAAAATGATCATGGGCATCAGAATATTCATTATCGATAACGATAACTTTATGTCCAAGTTCTATTAGTTTATCTACTAAATTAGATCCTATAAATCCTGCACCGCCAGTAACTAAACTAGTTGTCATCAAAATCCTCCTTGGAATTTGTGCCACTCAATAGCATTGTTAATATGAAAACTTCTATTGTGAATACATTTAATAATATCCTCAAGGTATTTAATGATCATTTCGTAGAGAGATAGTTTCTGTTGTGCAAGAGCAACTTTATCATCTGCTCTCATATATCTGTCCATTGCTTCTTTATCTCTAACTTTATATGGGAAAGGTTCTTTCTCATAGACTTCTGGTTCTGCCTTTCCTGAATAATAAAGGTTACGTTCTAAGTAGATATTATCATAACTAGTCTTTGCCTGAATTTTTAGTTGCACAAATTGATTGTGAAGTTGATGATACTTCGCATGTAGAGAAGGAATATTTTGAGATTCTGTATGTAAATTATCTGGATCGATACGGGAGTCTTTTTCCCACATCTTTTCAATGTCACTTAGATTCATAAAGGAGTTCTACCGTCTGCTGCGAATATATTGTAAATAGTATACTTGAAAGATGCTGTTGCTGTAAAGTAGTTTGTTTCGGTTTCATCAGCTAAGAACTCAAGAGGAGTTAATGATATTGGGAATAACTCTCTAAACTTAACCTGTGTCTGAGTTTGGAAACTACTGTTAAGGATAAGTAAAGTTCCTTCACTAAATTGATTTTTCATATCACCAGCAATCTGATCAGTAAATTGTTGTACTGATTCTGGATATGTTAATCCAACTAACCAATTATGAATACTCATATAATTTTCCATATTCTCATCTACAATGAATGTTAATTGGAAATCATCGTATACTAGTTTATCACCAGGTACATTAACATCCTTGAGGTAGGATGGTTGGATAGCAGTACCCGCAGTGATACTTGGAATTTGTGCTCTATTTGCTAGGAAAGAAACTTTAGGGTATTTTGTCAGTGCAAACTTAAACCCTACTGGGGACAAATAATTCCTATTCTGTATTTCTTTCGCGTAAAAACGATTCGTAGACATTTTGCCTTTTATTTGTATTTAGATAAAAAAAGGGGTGCCGTCGCACCCCAATTATAACATCTAGATGAATTATTGTCTACTGACTTAGAATGTGAACTTCACACCTGCTTTCGCAGACCAGTCAATATCGTCTTCTGCAGTTACTCCAGAGATTTCACCGTAGAACTTATCATAAGAACCACCAAGGTATCCTATTAGTTCAACGTCTCCGAACTCATCAGTTGCTTCTGTATGAGTCACTGTAGGACCACCAGATACATACCAACCGATTCCGTTTGCTGTTTCTCCTTCATATCCAACTACTGCTTCTAGTCCGCCAGATGTATATGCACCATCAGGATAAGAACCTGTTGCTTCTAAATTCACATATGGACCAGCAAAAGCTGCACCAGCGAATAGGAATGGAGATGCTGCTACTGCAGCGATTGTTGATTTGATCATTTGTTTTTTTATTGTCTCGCAGATACTAAAAAACCTGCGGATGTTAGACTACCCCGACATGGGTGTCTTTTATACGCAGGGGCACGATCTTTCGATCCCGTTGTAATGTTATTTAGTATACACTTTCTTTGGGATTGTGTCAAGTTCCACATATTTTCTAAGTTCGGTTCGGGTATCCTCCCAGTTTTTAACACAGTGCGGATAACCGCCCCATTCCCTTAATGCTTCTGCTAAAGGATAATCATTCTGTCCTTGCTTCATCATATCACCAAAGAAATGTATTTCATCAAAAGGACTAAAAAATTTTAATATCTGGCTCTTATCATTATCTGATATATCTAATCCTGTTTGTCCACCTATCTGAATATTTAAATGAGGGAACTGATTTATAATTCTATCTGCAATTAAAACTCTTTCATCACGTTCTTTATCCCATTTTACATAATCCTTTCTATGTTCCATACTATTCTCACCCCTTCCAATAATACTAAAGTTTATTCCACCAGGTCTATGTTCGATATGATTACCTGTTTTATATGGAAACGTACTGTAATCTAATTCATCACTAAGAAAATTAACTAAATCTCTTGGTGGTTGCCATGATGATCTGTAAACATTCTTATTTCTAACGTATATGTCTGCTCCAGAACATTGAAAAACTCTCCTACATCTATTGTAAATATCCAATCCTACCTGATCAATAGTTTTTTTACGATCACTTCCTGTAACCAAGTAAGTATCATAAGTACAACAAAATTTAAGAAACTCTGTAGAGAATTCCTCATCTATTTGTTTACGACTTTCTGTTAAAGTTCCGTCTACATCAAAAATAAATTTCTTCATAGCATTAAAAAAGGGTGGTCATACCACCCTACGAAAACAAACCATAATAAAAAAAGAGGGAGGTTGGATTCCTGTGTACCAACAAATAACGGGCATTACTACAGAAGTAAAATACGTTATTGCCTGAGACCCGATTGGTTGATCGGTTCTCCTTTCGGA